AAAGTTGGTTTCGAGTCAAGTATCAATTAAAAACAAAGAAGTAAAGAAGTTCATAAAACTTATTTCAATCCAAGAAATCTAAATTTGAAACTCGATATACAACAACTTATCAACACAAACAAAGAACAATGACTGATTACAAAGCACTCTACGAACAACATCTTATGTATACTAATAAGTTAAATGATTTCTGTAAAAAGAAGGTGTTGGATATTGAGAAACTCAAAGAGGAGTTGGAGAAAGTAAAATCTCTCAAACAATCAGAAATTAATGAGGTTGTTAAAAGTGATGAAGGAACTATGAAACTCTATGGAGACATCGCAAAACTGATGTCGGAGAATGAGGAACTAAAAGAGGAGAATGAGGAACTAAAAGATGAATTGAATGATTGGAGGGAATCTGCACAAGAACATTCTATCGGAGACCCATCGGAACTTCTTGTTTATTTAAATGAAGTCAAAGAAGATAAAGATGAATATGACGGAATTATTGAATATACACAGGCACTCACAGGTTCTCCTTCATCTGCCGAAGAAATCATTCATTACATCAAAGATCGTATCGAAAATGATGATGAAATGTTAAAAGAATGTGAACAATTAAGGAAATACAATGAGAAACTTAAACAATTCTCTATGGAAGTTCATAATTTCGCCTTCTCCACTAAATATGATGATTTAGATATTGTTGATTCATTTGATCTTGATTCTATCATCAAAGAACTTAAACAAGATGAAGACAATTTAAATCACACGATTCTGATTCTCAATGGCTTCATAGATGATCTTCAAAAACACAGAATAACTCTTAAAAATAAAGAATAAAGAATCAATCAAATGTAACCTTAAACAATCCCTTCTTAATTATTAATTTATCAGGCATTATGACCTGTTTAATTATTTTTTTTTCATCTATCTGTTCTTGAACCTGAGGAGATATAATCGGAGTGTATACATCTTTGGATTTTATATTTGCGTTCATCATTCGACAACATCTCCGAACGCTCGGTAAATCTCCATACTGCGATATATATAACATATCATCTTTTATTTCTTTCTCATCATCATATAATGATTTCTCTATATTGTATTTACAATCACGGCTATATTGAATTATCTTTTTGCATATTGTCATAACATTATTTTTTTCTTTTACAGATAAACTTTTTTTAGGGGACTTCTTATTCAGAAATATAATCAAATCATCAATGGAAAGAATCTTATACAAGTTTTCCTCAAATGATACAATTTTGTTGTTTTCTACCCACTCAATTAATTTTTTTTGAATATCTGTTTTGTTTGAAGAATGTGAAAAAATAATTGGAATATTTATATCATTGATGAGTTTCACTAAATCTGCTTTTGAATGAGATTTATGGATTTTTAACTGCATTATGTTTATAATTGTGAAATATTTTATAAGTATGAAATAAACTTATGTCTTTCCCATCAATTGATGATCTACCCACAACATTCACAGAAAGAGATGAATTATTAGATTTTGTTCGTAAAATTAAAAAAATGAAACAATATAAAAAGTTTCAATGGAGGCTTGGAGAGGGATTTAAAATTAATCGTGAAAAATTAATTAACGCTCATTTATTTATGAATGCTACATACGATGAAGAATTAGGTATTGTCCCAGTTATAGATGAAACAAGTTATTTTAATATTGAAGATAGAGAAGGTGGAGAATGGAGTATCGAGTTTGAAGAAGATCCATTAGTGATTAAAAATGAAGAATATAATGTTAAAATGAAATTACTCGTTCCTGTATTATGATTCAATATTTACAAAATAATGAGGATTTAAAAAAGGAGTATTAAATCCAATTACTTCTGTATGAAATAAAGTATCTTCAAATGTATCAAGAGGTAAAGATATAATTGTATCAATAGATGGATATGTATCTCTCATTTTTTTATATCTTGATGATTTTTTTCTTTGATTTAATCTGAATCCCATTGGTGTGATAATAAGAATAGGTATTTTATTTCCTACAAGTTCAAGAATCTTATCCATAAATACTTCTACCGATAATTTTCTTCCTTGTCCTATATTAAATGGAGGATTCACTATCACAAAATCACAATCAATTAATTTTTCTTCTTTTAAAAAATCTTTACCTTCTTTTATTTCATAATCTATAATTTCGCAAGTAAATCTTTTTGTTAATCTTTTATCTCCACAACAAGGATCTAATATCTTTTTAAAATCTTGGTCTTTCACTAAATTATATAAAAAATCACATAGCCATTCAGGAGTTGGTGTATCACTTCTTTTTTGTCCCTTGTTTTTTGATTTATTCATTACCATTTATAACAATAAATATTATTATTAATATAAATTGCCGTCTCCTTCTTTATAATGTGATCCATAATCATTTCCATTGAAACCCTGTAATGCTTCAACCATATTTAATCTCACAATTGAAGGATATAAAAACTTACTTATAATTCCTTTCTGTTGTAATTTTACATACTCAACATCAATTGCTCTGTGTTTTTTTCCATTGGGTATTTTTTCAAGAATTAAAGAAGCAACTTCTTTATTAGGAATATAATATCCACAAGCCCAACCCACGCGATATATTTTTGGATTTATAATATTAATTCCAGCGTGTAATGTATCTCTAATTTTTTTTTATCAAACTTTTTAAAATCTTTTACAAGAACTGAATTTATGTCACCACCCACATAACAAAACTCATTTATTTCATCTAATAAATATAATGAATCAAAATCTATAATAGCATCATCTTCTATTATAATTATATCTCGCAAGTCTTCATTGATTATCTTTTTCAATACATTCTTATGACTTTCAGAACAAGCAAATATTTTCTTTCTTCTATCATAATTACAATTGTGATAAAAATGATACTCTTCTAAATCTTTTTCGGAAACATTCTCCCACCATATAGCCTTGTGAAGTTCATAACGAGGATCACTTTTATATTTCTCTTGTCTATTTTCATAAGCATTCACAACAATAACTTTATAATCTTTCATTACTTATAAAAAGATTTTATTATTCTAAAAATAAACTATATATTAAATCTTCGGGAACTCTGTATCTATCCAATTTATTTGTTCCCCCTCCTACTGATATAGATACATCTGATTTATGTTTTGTTTTCTTTTCTCCTATTGTATGAACATCTTTGGATACATTTAATCTGTGTTTCATTCTTTTCTCTTTTGTATTACATAAAACCTTTTTACCATCAATTATTTCATAGCCATTCCCCAATACTTTTTTATGTTGATTTTCAACCATATTCTCACAATCATTATGACATATAAGTGCGTTCCAATTTTTTTTATTAGTCCATATTCGAGTTCTTTTTTTATATCCCCAATTACTATATTTACAATAATCAACATCATAAAAAGATATATCTTTCACTACATCTCTATCTTTTAACTTTCCAGTTGATGGATTCTCCATAAACCATAATTCAGGATTAAAATAATTTATTATGTCTAATGTTCTTTGAACCAATTTATCAGATTCTTTCATTTCATTTTCCATTATTTCTCGTGTGTATACAATCCCATCTTTCTTTTTACGACCCAACCAACAATTCTGCAATCGTGAATACGAAACACAAGGTGGAGAAGCCCATACAATATCAAAATGATCTTTTGGATATTGTTGATAATCAAACTTCATCACATCAATCTCGTGAGTTGCTGGTAATAACATATCAACTGAAATAACTTCCCAATCTAATTCAAGACAACATTTCCCAACAGAATGTGTTCCCGAGAATAATTCTAAAACTCTCATTACTTATAAAAAGATTTTATTACATAACTATAAACTTATAATTCTACTTCTCCACGATCACCAACAAGAACAGGGGCAGGTGCACCTGTCAACGAACCCTTTAATTTTGCCTTTGCCTTTGCCTTCTTCGCCTTTTTAACCGCCTGCTTCGATGCTCCGAATGCCCCTACTTTATTAATAATGACTCGTTTATCTGTTTTACCAGGAACTCGCACAATTCTTTTTTTAGCGTGATCTATTCTGTATCCCATCTTCGTAATTTCTTTAATTAATTCATCTCTTGTTTTTTTAGCCATAACAATCGTGGAGACTTTGTTGTGTTGTCTAATAAGATTCTGTATTTCTGCTTTTGTCATCTCACCTTTCTTGGGTCTCGGCATTTTATAGTTATTAAACACATAAAAAATATTATTATAAAATTATTTTATTTTCACCACAATCTCCAACCAATCGTTTCAACTTCTGTTTCCTCTCCATCTTTATCAATCACAATTGCTTTCTGCTCTTGTATCTCATTTTTGATATAGTCAAGATCTTCTTTTATTATTTTCATTTCAGCGTATATCTTACCAATCTCTTTCGTGAGAGATATTAAAAGATGACGATTATCTTGTTTTCTTGAAGACATTGCTATATTTATCTAAAATATAATTTTATGTCATCAAAAATTATCCATAAACTTTCGCCGTTGTCGCACGAACAGGTGCTTCCGCAGCCAGTGTTTGTAATTTCGGTTTTATTATTTCAGACTTTACTTTTTCCCTTGTTTCCCTTGCCTTTCTTTTTACATCAGCAATCTTAATATCTTCTTCTTCAATATCACCGAGTTCACCTGCGACTGCCGAAGCCACACCTAAAACTGCTCCTGCTATTTTAGCAGGAGGAACAGCGAATCCAACCACATCCGCAAGTCCTGCCCCCATTTGTAATGCCTGACTTGCCTGTTGAAGTTCGTTGCCGTGTAAAACAATCTGTCCCTGTTTTAAATCGTGTCCTAAATCCCATATACCCATTCCAATATTCATAAATCCCCCAGCGTGTAACATAGTCTTATCAACTATTTTACCCAATTGAGATCCAGCACTGGCTTTTGCGATGTCTAATGCTCCCGCTATATCGGTCGCTTCTTCAACTGCGTGTGTATCTTTTACTGCTTCACCAACTTTCGCCATTGCTTCACCCCCAGATGAAGGTAATTTTATTCCATTTCTTTCAAGTGCTTCTTTTATATCTGATTTACCTGTCGATACATTGATAGTTGCTGATACAAGACCTTTGATTTGTGATACTTCATTTTCTTCCGCAACTCTGTTTTCATCTTCTACCGCACCTTCTTGAAGCCGTAATAATCTGTCCGCTCTATCTTTATTCAAAGAATCAATATATTCATTATACCTCTCAACATCATTTCTTCGTGCTGTTCCAGCAGATGCCGCACGAGTGTCCGCTGTATGAATATCCATTTTATCAATATCTAATATAAAAATTAATATAGTAAGAAAAACATAATTAATCTTCTAAATCGTGATCGTCTTTATCAACATATAATACTTCTTCAAAATTACGAAGTATACGAGCAGGGTTACTCTGCAAATCTAAATACATCACTTGATATGGCTCTTTATGAATTATTTTATAATATTTCATAAAATTATCTTTCCCTCCGACCATTGCCGCATATTCCTCCGCAATCTTTTCCAATTCAAGTTTATTCTGCTGACGACATATAAATACAGCATTCGCATTATTTCTTATCATCCCTGATACACTTCTGAAACTCTGTGTGGCTATACAATAAAAATCAATGTAATGACGGAAGCGAGTCGCAAAATAACTCACAGCATTATTTTTCGAGAAATCTTGTGTAAGAACATCATCAAGAACAAGAGCATACGAAGGTCTCTCATCCCTTTCATATAAAGATTGTTCTTCTTTGATTGCTTGTATCATCCAATCTTCATAATGATCTTCTGTATCAAAATATTCTGATAATAGTTTTCCTTTATTATCTGTGTTTAAGGTTGTGGAGATAAACTTCACCATATCAAACTTATCTTTGAAGAAGTCATCATTGCAAAAAAAGTTCACCAATAAATTCGATTTACCTGATCTAACGCTCCCTATAAGTAAAGCCAAACAGGGCATTTTTGGGAGATGGTCGTGTAAATCCGCAAATCTATCATCTTCCTTTAAGTCTTTCACTTTCAATATCTTGGGAACTTTATGATCTTTTTTTATTTTTGGCGGAGGATCTTCTTCATCGCTTGATGACATTTTATTATAATACTAACATATATAATTTAATAAAAATATACCCATACAAAATTGTCATTAATAGCCCCAAACATTCTATTTGACGATCATTCCATTCCATTCTTAATACTTAAAAATAAAATAAAATATATAAGTAATAACAAAATGGATTTAACAGAAACACAGATTTCTAAAATACTTCATCAATATCTCAAAAAAAAACAATATGATAAAGATTATTATCAAATCAAAAAGAAAGATAAAGACTTCGCTGAAACCAATAGACAACAATCATTACAATATTATCATAAAAATCGTGATAGAAAAATAGAATACCAGCAGAAAAACAGGGAAAAATATCTCATTATTAATTCATTTAATTATTACAAAAGGCATAATCGTGTTGATGACTTTAAAAAAAAATATCCTGAAAGATTTGAAAAAATAGTTCAAATGGGTAAATACAATCAATAATAAATTACTTTTCTTTTTTTCTTTTCTTTCATATCTGATTCTTTTTTTCTTTTCTTTTCACTATGAGTTAAAAGACGATTGACTTCTTCCCAACTCTCCGATGTTTCTAATAAATGTTCGTAATCAGGTAATGTTGAATCACGACACATATCTTTCACCCAGCATTCCCATTCCATTTCAATATCTTTATGTAACTTTTCATTTACTTTATTGAGATCCACACGAACATCTTTATCTAATTCAATCCATTTCGGTTCAGGTTCAGGTTCAGGTTCAGGTTCAGGTTGTGGTTCAGGTTCAACTTCTTGTTCTGTCATTTATACATAGATGTTTATTTTTTTTTGATTTGTTTTTTAAAAATATAAAATTATTACCATCAACTTTATTCACTTTGTAAAGAAAAAAGAATGTCGCCAATACTTTCCAAAAATCAAGTAATTTTATTTTTTCACAATGTCTCGTTTGTTTTTCTATATCATTTAAATATTGTTCCGATACTTTAATCTGATGATGTAATGGAAATCCCATAGCCATTCCTGATTTTATAACTCGTAAAGATAATTCTTTGTATAAATCTTCCCAATTATCTGTGGCTACATCATATTTAGCAATTAAAGTATCTTTATGAAAAATATATAATCCGTGAGTCGCATTCTTATTTCTCTTCATTTAATACTTATTCACACCTATTTTTTAAGTGCCTTTTTCCTTGATATGGAGACATACAATTGTTGTTCCTGATAATGCTTCACAATAGGTTTCATCTGAATAAACTAATGAAATTGAAAGTTCATTTAATGTAATAGGAGCAGGATTATCAATATCAACATACACAAGATTTTTTGGTTCTAAATAAAGCGGTCCTACATTATTCAATCCATCGAAGCGAGGTAAATGACCGATAATACCTGATTTTATATCTTTAAAAGCATTCAGAGATTTCTGTGTTAAGTTATTCACTCTTACAAAAATACTTCGTGTGGATACACCATTCGGAAGAGTTGCCGAACCTGTCGTCCAACCTTTTCCATCTGCATTTAATTCAAAATAATTATAATCAACAACTGGGATTCTATCATAGCCCAATAATTGTTGAGCGTTCGCACCATTTGATTCAGGATATCGTGAATCTTCTGATAAAATTAAATGAGGAGTATTACCTGTCCCAATATCTCCTGCATATCCAAGACGATATTCAAAGGGTGAAGTATTACTATCTATGGATGTATAAGTTACTCCCAATGGGACACCTGGGAACTGCCCTATGTCTACAATGATTCTTTGATCTACTTCTTCAATTTGTGGTATTTGTCCGTTCGCAATCATTTGTTGTTCCCAACTCCATCTGTGATCGGCAAAACTCAAATCGTCTTTTTCATACCAGAAACGATGTTGTGTTTGAAGGGCTGTCCCATCTATTCCTGTGAACTTCTTTATTTTTAAAGTTATTAAAGGATAACCAGGACCAGGGTCATCAAAGAAGTTATTTCCTGCGAGATATGGATACAACGACCAACAACTCTGATTAACAGGTTTCAAGTTCTGTATTTTGTTTCTTGTGGAATCATATCTTACTATATCATAAAAAGTTGTTGTGTCTGAATCTTCTGCTTGAATAGTAACTACTTCACCATCTACATAAAAGTTGATATGATCTATATCCAAATTATTTGTATTAATATCATAATCTGATGGAAGAGGATCTATCCCAGCCACTTGTCCGACTTCGGCGTAGGCGAACTGCTTCATATATAATCTTTCATATTCTTCTAAATCAAGTTCTCCTGCTGCTTTAGCAGCATCTCTGATTGTGCTGTCAGCAACGGCTTGAAAGACTTTTAATATACCATCTCTCGCATCAACTGAAATACAATAATCAATAAGATTTTTCATTTGACCTGGTGCGTCACCTCTTCCACCATAACGATTATCATAATAAGATGGATTACAATAATTACCATCCTCTGTTGTAACAAATGGTTCTCCATTTAAAGCACGAGTCAATCCAACCATAAATGATGATGAATCATTATTACGACCAAGTGCTGCTTTTATTTCAACTCTATAATGTCCTGCTTTATTTGATAATGGAGGAACATTTCCAATGACTGCCGCTGTTTTACGAGATCTTCCTGCTGTTCCGTAAGTGAAGCCTCCGACACCTCCAATGCTCGCATAAGTCCATTCCCGATCCCCAGCATTACTCTCTAATCGTTGATCCCAAATAGCAGCATCTATCATTCCGCCAGACTTTCCTCCATCTGAAAACGCTCTCTGTGTTGGGGGAACATAATTAGTCAGAGGTAATGTTCCTGGGGCTGTGAGTCCTTGATTACATAAAATATTGAATCCTTCAAATGCTTTTGTATTTGTATTTAATTTAGGAGTCACTTTCCATCTTCCAGCAAGTTGTGGATGATAAGTTTGGGTATTTAAACATCTTTCTAATTCAAGTGAAAGTTCATTCGTGCTGACTCTATCAATACCTTTATCTTTGAAATCATCAAATAATTCAATTCGAATTGGTTTCGCAGTTGAAGAATTAATATCAGGAATGACAGATGGAATGCCTGAGCCTGTTTGGTCGGAAGCCCCAGCAGGGAATCCGAAAGCATCAAGATCTGATGGAGGCATATCAATATGTTGACCGAAATAAAAATAAAATATACGAGCAGCATTTCCGATACTAATACTTCCATCAAGATTGATTTTTGCACTTTGTAAAGCAACTTGTCCGTTCTTAGGAATAACAATAGTATTTGATAAAGTATTTGAATAATTGAAAGGACGACTATTCTCGGAAGCATAATTTTCTAAATCATCATCATCTGTTTTGTTAGAGGTAATCACATACGACATATTTATGATATTATATTATATAATTATTGTCAAAATAAAAAATATACTAAAATAATAAATGAAAGATAAACTTCAAAAACAAAAAAAACCAAAACAAAAAGTAACGAAATATAAACCCAATGATCCATCCAAAGATTCATTAACTCGTTTCCAGCCCCCAATCATTCCCGAGGTAATGAGTAAGAAAATAAAAGAAAGTGACATATTTGAAATGATGGGAGGCAGAAAAAAGAAGAAATAAATAACTATAAGTATAAATAAGTATAAACATATTTGAAAATAAATCTAAATGTATATTATATGTCGTTTATTTTGATTAATTCAATTTTTTTATTCAAGGTTGAAATTATTTTTTGTGTATAATTTATAATTTTTTAATATTATATTTATTAAAAATATATCGCTGATGAAATCCAATTTACCAAATGTTTTAAATTATGAAGTTATAGAGGACAATAAAGAAAATGTTGAAGAAATCGTTAAAGAAGAAATTTCTGATATTCCTGATGAAAAAAGTGATGCTGAAACAGGTGAAACCAATCCTAATTTTATTTATGATGATGATGATGATGATATTGATGATATACCTGTTCCTGAATTACCAGTTAAAAAGAAGCCAGTTAAGAAAGAAATATTCGCTGACCCTACCCTCAATAAAAAAGGAAAGCCAAAGAAGAAATTATCAGACGAACATCTCGCCAAGTTACAAAAGGCAAGGCAAGAAGCACAAGAACGAAAACGAAAGGCAAAACAAGAGAAAGAACAATTATCACAAATAGAAAGTAAAAAGAAAGCACTTGCGAAAAAGAAAGAAGAACTTGCTTTAAAGAAAGAAGCAAAACGCCTTGAAAAGTTAGAACAGAAAGTTGATAATGATGAATTATCGGAATCATCTGATGAAGATCAAAAACCTATTATGAGAAAACCAAAGAAACAAAATAATATTCCTTTAAGTATGGAAGACCTTCAACAAGCCCAACTTAATACATTACTCACTTATGAAAAGATGAGAAAGCAAAGAAAAGCAGAAAAGAAAGCCAAACAACAAGAACAACAATACGCTCAACAAACAATGAATGCGATCAATCAGACTTGGGAAGGAACGGCAGGAGTTTATAAAAACTGCTTCTAATACTTTTCAATACTAATAAATAATACAAATTACTACTAAATGACCCCAATTACTACCAAAAACAGCAACCTCTAATAAGGCATTATTATTTTTTATAAGGCAATTATTATTATTTTAAAGGGTATTATTCGATTTACAAGGCAATAATAACAATAATCCAATAATAACATATTTTAGATTTTGTCGATATAGAGAATCACAATGAATAAGAATTATAATATTATATTTCTATGCAATTGTAGAATCTCAAAAATGAAGAACTTGGATTAGAGGTTGATGACATAAATCCAACTTTTATTTTACATACAGAATGTATGGGAATGTATGGGGAGGAATTGGAGTAAAAAGTGGTAGTAATTGCCGATATAGAGTAGTAATTGACCCTTTTTTTTGACAATATGACCTCAAAAAAGTAGTAATTGGCTATTTTCTATGACAATATGATCCAAAAAAAGTAGTAATTGAATAATCATCGGTTAATACTTAAAAATAATTTATCTTATTAAAACAATGGAAGCACAATTAGAGACGAATGACCTTAATAACCTTGTTATGACTTGTTTAGATTATTACAAAGATGGAATGTATGCGAGAGATCCTGATTCATCATCACAAAATCGAGCACACTATAATGCGAAAGCATCTTGTGAAAAAGCATTGAAAAACTTATTTACTTCACCAGAACATAAATCAGAAACGAAATATATATCACCACTTGTATCTGCATTCCAAGAGTTCGCCCCTCATAAAGTAAGAGAATTAAAACATAAAAATGCGTTACTATTAAAAGAGAATTATGAATTGAAAGAGAAAAATAAACTTTTAGTAAACGGACACGACAGGGGACATTGTGGAACTTGTTATTATAGAGTTCGTGAAGCCATAGACAAAGGAATCAATCAATATGTATGTGAAAAAGAAGATGTGATTGCTCTTCAAAGGAAATTAGATACTCAAAGACTAAAAAATAAAAATTATGAAGAAAGTATTATGAAACTAAATACTTATCAAAAAAATATTTCAGATAATTATCAACTTGTTCCCAAAGATGAATGGTATGAAATGATTGATAAAAAGGCACAATTACATCTTGATTCAAAAAATAAAAAGGATACAAAATCATCAAATAATTATGAGAAAAAATACAAGAAATTGAAAAAAGAAAATCTTAAATTGAGATGTAAAATTATGGCGTTGGAAGAGTCGGGGAGTGGTTCGGGGACAGACTCGGACTGCTCGGATTGTTCTGAATAGATTCATCATCAGGAATAGATAATTCAGTTTCCAATGGAATACCTTTCATTGTTTCACGACTATGAATCACACATTTATCTAATCCGTTACATATTGCAGGTTTAGATACTTTATATTTTTTAAACTTCTTTTTGAATTGACTAATAATATCATCATCAATCATTGGTGATTGTTCTATTAATCTATCATATTCCGCACGACATATTGCTAAAAAATCAGAACATTTGGATCTATGTTTGTCTTTATCTAATGCTAATTCAATTGATATGTTTCTTCCAAGTTTAGACCACGACACACTGGAACTTCTATGACTTTCCATCAATTCTGCGACTTTTAAAAAGTTTTGAAGGGTTGATAGTATTCCAGCGAATATATTGACTCCTCCAACAATAGCAGAAGCCATTGATTTATTTTCTTCATTTACAAAAGAATCCATACCCACATTTGCCGCTCCTGTTAAAGTCGATAAAATAATAACTGGAATGGAGAACATATAATATCTTTTTTTATATTTCTTTTCACATCTGCCGTGAAGCCATCTATAACACGATGCTTTTTCACTCCATTCTGCTAATAATGTTTCTGTTTCATTAGACCAACAATCAAGTTTCTTTATGTCACTCATTACTATTTGAAATATTTTTAATTAATTCATCTATTAATAATATTCTTCTTTTCATACCTATTCCAGCAAGATGACAACTAAACTCACCTTTTTCCCATCTCCATTTCCCAGCCCAAGATCCACACCCTGGGTGAAATGTTTGTAATTCTTTATTATTAAATAAATGAAAGTGTTCCATATTTTTGTAAACATAGGGTTTTATAACTCCTTGTTCCCACGGATGATTTGTTTTATATTCTGATGTTTCACCTTCTTCCCATATATCATTTAATATTTTGAGTGTTGTGGGATTATTTTTCATAATCATAAAACCACTATTAATTGTTTTTCCTCTTTTATTTTCTTTTTGAATAGAGATACATTTATCATTTGTTTCATTGATAATATCCACAATATTTTTTTCCATATTGGTTAATACAATATCATCATCAATCCATATAACATAATCAAAAAGTTGTGTCTCCAATAATTTTTTACACAATGCTATTTTTCCCCACGCAGGATGTCGGTCTGTGGCTAATAGTTCATAGTATGGAATAAAATGATGACCCCATTTTTTGCAATACCTTTCCATAATAGTAAAAGTTTTTTCATAAAGAATTGGACGATTACTCAAAGAACAAATACAGACTTTCATTATTACAATGATATATTTTTTTGATTTATTTCAAACCTAATATTATTTCAAATTTGAAAATATTTTTTTTATATTTACTATGTATAAACATTGATGAAAGCGAATCAGAATATGAATGTTAAACAATTGAAAGAAGTCGTAAGATTTCATAAACTCAATAAACCACATATTAAATTAGGAATGAAAAAGGCAGATCTCATCGCAGGTCTTAAAAAAGAAGGACACTGGATAGAAAAAGCGAAAGTTAAAAAAACAACAAAAGCACCAGTTAAGAAAGCACCAGTTAAGAAAGCACCAGTAAAAAAACCAGTTAAGAAAGCACCAGTCAAGAAAGCAGTTAAGAAAGAGACACGAATACCTCCTCCTAATATTAAATCTTCTATTGACTGGAAAAAGACACAAGATAGTGTAAATAGTAAAGAAAATTATTGGGAATGGACTGCGAAGGGAGAGAATAGTATAGCATATCCAGGTGAAACTACCACGTATGTATATTCATTTGATAGTTTAGCGAAAGATGGTGAGATTATGGATGCTGATAAAATGAGAAAAGGAATGGTAGAAGACGATGAGGGAAATAGTTACTCTATTAGTGAGTTTAAAAGAGAATTCAGAAAAACTTTAAGTCAATGAAAAATATTATACTGGCTAATTTGTTTTTTTTTTATTTTATATTTAGTATTTTTTTATATTTATATATCATAAAATATGTCATACTGGTCTGCTGATAATATCGTCCAAGTGGGCGAAGAACAAATATCAATCCCATCTGATAATGGTCTCACATTTGATGTTGGGTCTGTATCTCGTAAAGTCTCTTTTTCTATTCCGAAATCTGTTGAGTTTTTTTCAGGTAAAGATAGTTATTTAGAGTTTAATATGAGAATTAATAACGAGAATGCGAGGGCAACTCGCCTTCAATGTGACCCTATGGGAGCAGGAGTAATTGTGAAAAATATTCGCTGTTATGATCTTTCAAGAAACACATTATTAGAGGAGATAAATGAGTGGAATCAAATTGCTTGTCTTCGCAGTGATTATGATACGAATCAAGCATTGAAGTCAACTCGTTGTTTAAAAGAAGGTGCGACAACAGCCAGTCGTCCCAATGAAGGCACTCGTGGTAATTCTGTGAGTGATTGTGCGGATACTTTTACGAATCCTTGGTTCAATAAACTTACACAGGGTGAACCTGGTGAACCACAAGATGTTGCCTATTCACAGGCAGATCAGGGCAATGTTGTGAAATGTTGTATTCCCCTTACATCAGGTGTATTTTCTGAAACTATTTATCCGAATATGTTGTCAGGTATTTATTTAGAACTTGATTTAGAACCAGCCCCACGAGTTATTAAACAATTAGATAGTGTCTTGAAAGATAGACGGCGAACATTAAACCCTATGTTTGCCGCAGCCATTGATCCAGCGGGAGGCAATGCTGTTATTCAGGATTGGGATGCTGGAAATGGTGCTAATGTAACTCAATTTTATGTCTGGCCGACCAACTCTTTACCTGATGGAGCAAATGGTGGATCTCCAACTGCTTTCCCATTTGTGGTGGGAGAAGTCATTAATTTCGTCTCTCACGAAAATCCCGCATCGCAAGAAGCCAATATTCAGGTGGCTGGGGGAGGGGTTTATACAGGAGCGACTATTTCTGAAATTGAAGTGGAAGATGGTGCTGCTGGTGCCCGAGCGACTTATAATGGGTATATCAAAGTTACTCTCGCCGAAGCAGTTATTAATGCCGCCGCCGCTGGGGGTCGTGGGCTTGATGTTAATGGGGGAGTAACAATGGGTATATTCTCTACATCAGTTCGTGATGCTGCATCCTACCCAGTATCTTATACTATTTCGGATCTTAACTTTGTGGTTCAGGAAATCAAACTTGATGATTCATACAAACAGGGAATGCTACAAAAAGCACGAGAAGGTTCAGCAATTGAGTTTGATATTCGCAGTGTAACCAATTACAAACATTCTATGTTGGCGAGTGATACATCAGCAACTTATAACATTTTTTCGAATAATCATAAAGCAAAATCTCTTGTTATTGTTCCCACGGATAATACGACATATTCTGATATGGATTTAATTTCTTGTAATGGAACTTATCAAATCACACAAGATGTTATGGATATATCTCTTAATAGTAATCGTTCAGGGTATACAGGAATCCTTGACTACTTAACGGATTACCAGATGATGATAGATTCGCAACTTGTCCCCAGCAGACCAGTTTCGACACGGAAAATGTCTACTCGTGTTTCAATAGATGCCTTTCATTTATTTGAACTTGAAAAGGGTCTTCAAAACGCTCATATCACTCCTCACTCTTTCAAATGTTTCAATCAGAACTTCTGTGTAACTCGTGGTTTTGCAGTAAATGATGGAGCAATGGATTTGAGAGAAAAAGACGTTCAAGTCTTACTCAACTATCAACAGCCAGTCCCAGCCGCTGGTAATGCTAATCCAGCACTTGCTCCTGGTCCTAATGGTTTAAGAAAGAATAAACTATTTAGTTCATTTGTTTTCCATATTCGTCGCCTTCGTATGAAAGATGGTGCTGTTGAGGTTGATTTATAATTCTTTAATACTTTTCCATAAAAACTTTTTTTAAAATAATACAATTTTTATTATATTTATTTATATCATAAAATAACTATGGCGATGGTTCCTGATTTACTGCGATTAAAGAATATCCCTGCTAATTTCGAACAGAAATTAGAAACGACTTTGACTGAAACTTCGACCTTTCAAGAAGCCACTGACGATCAGGAAGGTGTCTGCCGATTTGACTTACAAAGGAAAGGTTTCCTTCATAGTCACTCAAAATTGTTTGTTTCTCTTCAACCCCCAGCAGGACAGGTAAGTGCGTGTTTCCCTTTATCAATAGGTATTGATAAAGTGATTAAAAAAGCATCTTTAAAAATTGGAAATAATGTTGTTAATGAAATATCAAATTGGAACTCGATGCGAATGATTACTTCAACTCATATTGATAATGAAAATAATGTTGAAAGAGAATATTATACATCAGGTCGTTGTATCAATCATAAATATCTGTTCCGTCAGTCTATTGCTGGTAATGCTAATTCGACATCTCAAAGTGGTTTCCAAGCACCTTTATATGGTATTGATAATGGACGAGAATATGATGATAATGCTGATAATGCGGATCACGGCAATAATGGTGGGGGTGAAGGTCGTGCTGGTTTATCAATGCCTTTCGCAGAAATGTTGGGGGGACTGGGGAGTGAATGTCCTACTTACTCCATTGACCTTTCAGACCTATTTCCATTCCTAAGGACTCATAGTCTTCCTTTATATATGATAGACCAGCCTGTATTTATTGAACTAACTTTTGAGCGTCTTAACAAGCGAGTTGCTCTACCCACGGCGGCTAATGGTGCTCTTGCTAATCAAAGATATCCCATAGATCATAATGAATTAAAAATGTGTATTGATTATATTCATTATTCAGGAGATGCTATGGCGAGATACAGAGATGCGAATCCAGTTATTGAGTTTTCATTCCCTGATTATCGCCTTGCGAGATTTTCTTCAACTGCCGCCGCCCTTGGAACACTTCAAGTTCGTAATTTAGGTATGGCGAATCGTTTAGTATCTCGTGTAATGACTGAAATTGAAGCACCACTTGCGAATCAGATTGGTATACTTGGGAGTGAGGTTATGGCTGCTCCTGTGGCGGGAGCGAATGTGGCGAGTAATGCTGGAACATTTGAATACAATATTAAATATAATGATAAGTTCCAGTTCCCACTTTCGATTACGAATAAAGCACAATTATTCAGTCATACCACAAGGTCTGTTGGAGTTCCGTTTGTTACTCGTCAGGAATATTCAGGCGATAATGCTGGATTAAGTAATTTCTATTATAATCGTGTTACACAGAATAGTGTTGGAACAGGTCTTCGTGGATCTTTCTTTAATTTTGGAACTCGTTTGACAGAAGGTCGTGTGGGTCAGAAGGGTATTGAACTTCATATCAAGGCTTCGGGATATGATGCTAATGGTGGACGAGATTATATTGTCAAGACTTGGTGCGAATATATGAGACTTGCGAGACTTGATAATGGTCTTTTCACAATTTACAACGCATAAATAATATAATTAAAATCTTTTTGTAATATAAATGACATATAATTTTGATGAACTTGATGATATACATCTTTCAAGAGATGATGTAATTATTTTATGTAAGATATGGAGTGGAATAATAATGGTATTTGCGACATATAATTATTTTCTAAATTGAATTATATATCGCGTGATGCCGACTTATAAAGAAAAGTTTAATAAAAAATATGGTTTTAAAAAAGATGCTTCACATTCTATTGCGGAAATAAGTCGATTGACAGGATATAAAGTATCAGGTTTAAGAACAATAAAAAAGAAAGGGGAAGGGGCTTTCTACTCAAATCCACAATCAGTGAGGAAGAATGTATCATCTGCAACTCAATGGGGAATAGCAAGGATTTATTCCGCTGTTATGGGAGGGAAAGCCAAGAAAATAGATCAAAAACATCTTATCAAAAAATAAATATTGATGATATAAAAATGTATAAATCAAAACCAAAACCTATGAAAAAATCAGCACCACAAAAAAAATCAAATACTTTAACTGAATCTCAAAAACAAAGATTAAAGACACATAAACAACATCACACTGCAAAACATATGGCTATGATGAGAAAAGATATGAGAGCAGGTATGTCATTTACAAACGCTCATAAAAAGGCACAAAAAATGGTAGGAAAATAAATAATATTACTATGTTATAAATGCCGTTAGACAAACAAGGAAAACCTATCCTTTATAAACCATTTAAAGGAAAATCAACTCCAAAAGGAAAAAAGTTTAGTGTGTATGTAAAAGCAGATAATAAGAAAGGATATAAAACAATTCATTTTGGAGATAGTTCAATGAAAGATTTTAGACAACATAAAGATCCAGTAAGAAGGAAATCATATCTCGCAAGAGCAAAAGGAATAAGAAATAAAAAAGGAGAATTAACTTGGAAAAATAAGAACACTGCTAATTATTGGAGCGTTCATTATTTATGGAAAGGCTAAATTATTCTTGATATTGTTCTTCAACATTTACCATTAATTCTTTATCTTTCACATAAACACTTTGTTGTGTATCTACATTATGAGCCATTAATTCGGCATCTTTTTTTTGTTCTTCTAATAATTGTAATTGTTGTTTTTTTGATTCTGAATATTTATTTGATAAATAAATATGTCGGATCATTGTGGTTGATATATCTTTTCCGATATACTTACGAGATGTTCGAACAAGTAATTGTGTCATTGAATTATTTGTCATATTGAGTAACTTATCACCTGTTTTGAGTTTGAGTATTTTTTGATATTGTCTCACTAATCTTTGTAAATGTTTCGGTAATGGAATAATTTGTTCGTTATATTTCTTATTTGTTTTGTATTCATTGAGGATTAATTCAATATTTGTTTTTTCCATAAGAATATAATTATTTTTTACTTTATCTTCATTAGTTAATCTTTTATAAAGTCGGCGAGTAATAATTGTTAGATTCGCAAGTTCATTTCTGCGAGGTATTTCCACAAGAATGCTGAATAATAAATGGGCTGTTAGAATACCTTTTTCAATAATATTGAGAGTTTCTTTTTTACGAATGCCGTGATTTTTAATATCATTATTTAATTTTTTGATAAGTAAATGAATATCCTCAATAGGAATGAAATTAGGTTTTTGTTTGTCGGATATTTTACCTTGTTCTTGATTCATAGTATACTTCTCATTGTATCCATCTCGTTTAACTTGATATAATTTGATAATTTCTTTATCCATATCAAGAGCATTCATCAACATAATTAATGCGTTCAACATATTTCTTTTGGTGAGAAAGTTGATATATTTATCTCTATTTCTTCCCCAAATGGCTTCATCTAATTTCATAACTACATCATCATAATCTAACAGAAAATCATTATTTTCTTCTGGATATTGACTCCTCATTTTTTCAATAAGTGAAACATAAGATCTGATAGTTTGAGTCTTTAACTGGGGGCGATATTCTGAAATTACTTTTTCCATATCCATTTTATTTATATATTATATTTAGATTTTAATTTTAAATAATTTCAAATCTAAATAATAAGTTTCAATTTTTAAAAAAAAATATGATATAAAATAATGGATATACATTTTAGTTCTCAAACAGATAATTGGAAAACTCCCACTGGATTCAAAGAAAACTTATTATATGATTTTGATGATTATGATCCCTGTCCTTTTGAAAATCCTGATAATAGAAATGGGTTATTAGAAGAATGGGCTAATACAACATTTTGTAATCCTCCTTATTCAAAATTAAAATCAACAAAAAAGAATGGAATGGGATTTATAGAAAAAGCACATATAGAAGCACAAAAGGGGAAAACGATTATCTTACTTATACCTGCGAGGACAGATACAACTTGGTTTCACGATATAATAATGAAACATAATTATAAAATAAAGTTTATAAAAGGTCGATTAAAGTTTAATGATAGTAAAGATTCAGCACCATTTCCGAGTATGTTAGTTGAGTTTAAAATTAATTAATTAACTGCACTCCATTCTCATTCCACGCAAGAGTATTTTTTGCTTTGAAATATAAGAAGACTGCTTGGGGATTATCAGTATCAAGGAAACTTTCAAGGGAACAGCCCCATTGTTGCTGACTGAAATCCTGTCCTTTATTGAACTGCGAGTAACGAATACCTAAACCCCATAGCATTCCTCCGTCAATAGTTGATTTATAATCAACATCGGTATAACTATCACCGAGGTCTTTGGTTGGATAATTAGCATTGGCGGGAGTAATGGAAGACCTATCCATCATATATTCAGGAACAATTGATTCCATAAATTGACGAAGTAATTGTCCGTCTGCTTTTTGGAAACGAGACAGAAGTCCAGCCCCACCGACACTTGTATTACCAGGAGTGTTCTTTTGATCCACAACATCATATTGAAGGGGATATTTTTGTCCTCCACGAAGCCATTGGATTCGGTTAATAAACTTGGTTGGATCTGTTCCGCCCACATCGGAAAGACCAGTTGTTGCGAGACCATTCGATGTTAAAGAATTAATATGAGTCGCAGGGCAGAAGTTCATAAATACACTTTGAAGATTTTTCAATCCAAGAGAATATTGTAATTGTGCGTTGTTGGTATTGATAGAAGTAAATAGAGAAGTGATAGAATTAAACTCTAATGCCCCCGAAGTTTGAGAACGAAGAGAAGATAATTCTTCTGGACGAGGAACTTGAACTTCACAAGTGAGTGATAAGTCACTTAATTCGTAAAAAGCATTAGCGACATTGTTTGCGGCTGCTCCGTTTGTGAAAAGACAATTGGAATCAGGAGACAGATGAAGTTCAATTTGGATTCCCCCAAAAGAGTTTTCCATAAGATTTATCTTATTACCACTCATCATAAATCCACTTGGGAGATGACAACTAAACTCTTTGGGAACAACAGCAAGAGCGGATGCCGTGTCACCACTTGCGACAATATTCTGCATAGCAGTGGAGTTCGGCATAATTAATGCAGTTTCTGATAGATGACCGACCATATCTTGCTGGGAAGATGTCATTCCAAGGTAAGAAGTTAAATAACGATTGTAATGGCGGATATGTTCGCAAGTTTGTTTGGATTTGTTGTGGCGAACCACTAACTGATCCCAAAGCGAAAAAACGCCAAGACGATTATCCATATTAATAGCCTGTGCGTCATCAGTATACACAGGAGTTCTCGCAAGGTCTTTGAAAACACTCAAACGACCATTGATACGGATTGAGGATGGATCAAGAATACCATCCTGTGCTTGAATAGTAAAGGAAATCATAGGAAAACCTTGTTTGAAGGAGACACGAGCATTGCTGTCAATATTATCAGGGCGAATCTGTATAAATCGGGAAGCCATTTTATACAATATTCAATATATATTTTTAGTAACATAAATAAAAATAGTTTTTAAAGTAAATAATAAAATCCATCATCGGTAATAGCATATTCTAATATTTCAGCAGGAGCAATCCACATATCATCATCATATTCACAGAACTCTTCTTCAATTATTAGTTTCATCTTTATTATTTAAATTAGAAAAATAATTTATATGTTTTTTTGTATGAAAATGTCTTGACTTGTGAGCGGAATTATATCTCCCTCCACAGGGGCATTCAGTATATATTTTATTTCTTTCTCGTTTCTTGGCTAAATATATCACTTTATTTTCTTCATAATAATTTTTAAATCTTAATTTCTTTTCATCAGGTGATGTGAATGCTCTTCTACAATTGACACATCTATCTCCATATAGAGATATATATTCTTGTTCTTTTTTTAATAGTTGACTTTTATTTTCACAGGGGACACATTCCAACAATTTTATATCATAATTATTGTTTTGAAGGATATATTTTGATGATACATTATATTTTAATTTGAAATTACTTTTATGATGATACAATCTTTGAAGAAGACTTTGTGTCGTTGAACCGATATAAACTTTATCAGAAGTATTATCAGATATTTTATATATCTTTCCGTGTGAATAATTATTCATTACTATTAGAGATGTATTTTATTTCTTTTTTTGACGCACAATGCTTGATTGTTCTTCAAAAACTTCCCGAGCAATATTTGGATCTAATTTTTTAATTTTGGTAATCTTAAAAATAACAGAAGAAGCATCTGAAACACTTGCGAATGTCCCATCGGGATCTGTTATTTCAACATTAACCGAAGAGATAATAGTTGGTTTATCAATAGTAAAAGAAACATCTTGTTCTGTTCCGAAATAATAATCTCCTTGTGGATTTTGTTTATCGATAATTCCAAGAATAGGTAAAGCAGTATTTCCAGTCGTTCCACCGACAAAGCCTTTTGAAGGAACAATATCAGATCTGATTGAATAGTATCCAGTCATCATTGATTTAGGATATTCTTCTGCTCGTAAAATCATACTCTTTGTTAATTGAACGATTTGAGGTAAGAAGCGACATTCCATTGTATCCCCTTGAACCCCTGCTGCATCGTGAAGTATAATATTTTTAGCGTGAAGTATAGATCCATCATAGAAAGGAGAAAAATATTGATTTTGATTCCAAGATTTCGTATCAATTCCATCAATTTCGGAGTTCGTGGTAATAATATTTAGATTTTGAATTGAACTTTCAACACGAGTATTTCTATCACTTTTTACTTCTCCACTTTGTAATTGTTTATAAGTCCAGCCAAGTTTATTCCAAAGACTCATTTCCCAAGCATTTTCAGTATACCCCAAATCAGAGATAAATATTCCAGTTGTTGTATCAAAAAGAGTAAAAGGTTCAATATTTTCATTTAATCTAATAAAAGTTCTATCATCTGATGTGGCTACATCATTTACATATTTAAATGCGACTCCTTGATTATAGGGCATTTGTGCTGGACTAAAATTATGATAATTTTGTAAAGGATTAATTTTATAAACTATATCTCCTCCATCACCAGCAATTTTCCCTTTTTCATTATTTTGAAAATCACCTTTATTGAGAGAAGTATGCAAGTTTTCAAAAAAGAAATGTCCTCCTTCATATCCCAATGTTGGATTATCAGCACCTAAATATATTTCATTATTAAAAGCATTAATATTTAATTGTTGTCCGTCGGCTGAATAAGTGGGAGTGGAGTTGGAACTATTATCAGCAATACCTGATCCTGATTCTCCTCTTTTTTCTTCATCTTGATGATAAGAGTTTGTTGGAATACCTGATGTTAATCCAATCGCACTTGTCGACCAAGCATTCCAATGTCTATCAAATCCCATTTTAGTTGTTCTTTTTGATGTTTGTATTCTTCCACCAACAAAAAACCATTCAGGGATTCCAATACCTTCATCAAGATTAGGAACAACTGCTCTATTTGGTTCAATAAGATTTGGAAAAAGTATAATTCTTGAAGACATAGCCCCAGGCTGTTCTCCACTATTACCCATACAACCGAATGTTAAGTTTATTTTTTTATCATTTACTTTTTGAAATTTGTATGCTGCTCTGTGGTCGCTATAAACAATTCCATCTTCTCTTGTTGTTGTATCTAATGTATCATAAAAAATATTGGCTTGTGTTGGGTCATAATGAAAAAATAATGGACGACTTGAAACATCTTCGGAACCAGGGTCTGCTTCTGTTCCTCTATTATAAACAATAGTTCCAGTTCCGTCATCACGAGTTCCCCTCCAATCATAATAAGAACAACCAAGTTGAATATTTCGTCTATCAGTTTCAATGGTCGCAGGAGGGTGATATGTTGGGTCTGCTTCAAGTTTATCATAATATTTTTCATAAGAAGCAGTGTTACAATGAATGAATCTTGAATTATTTACATTAATATATTGTTCGTATGTTCCAATGTTTCCAGCACCAATATCTATGGCTATATAAGGATTTGTTTCACCTGCTTTTGCGAGTGATCTAATATTTTCATTATCCCATAATTCAGGATACATTCCTTCTGCTTCAATTAATTTTTTAACTAATTTACAATTTTCAAAATTATAGAACAAATCAAGAACAATTCCCATAACTCTTGTATTAGCAGGGGTGAGTGCACCATCAGGTGCTGAACCAAAATTAGAATCATCAAGAGATATTCCAAAAATACTATTTAGTTCACTACCTGCTTCATATATTTCAGGTCTCTTGATTCCAATATATTGATATCCTAAATACCACGCAGAAGAATCAACTTCGCTCTGTGCTTCAACTTCGAAAGGACTTACATTCGTAACCAATTCCGTTAATCCCGACCCAGGACCAGGAGCACCAGGTGTCGCATTACCAAGAGTTCCAAGATTATTAAGAGATTTATCATAAAAATCAGTATCTGTAAGAACATCATTTGTTGCTTTAAAGGGTTTATAAGTTTCTGCATTAAGTGTTCGGTTTGTATAAAAAGGTAATACTGGATCGGGATCTCCTATATTTGCGGGAACTCCATCAAGATGTGTTAATCCACTTGGATTGATACTATTTGCTTTTAATTGTCTTGTTACTTCACTGGCTACGAACTCGGGAGATGAAAAACCTTTTTTAAGAGTAATTGTTTTTTTCTCACGATATATAACATAATCATCTGCTTCTGGGTCTCTTTGCCAGTATGGTTTTATTACTTCTTCGGGAACTCCGAATCTGTTTGCTCTATGATTAAAAGAAACTTCATAATTATATAAGAAAGTTTTTTTCCGAACCATAATTGTAAATCTTGAATTATCATTTTTAATAACCCATCTGTCAGTTCTCAAAGGGTCAATTTGAGGAGTATTTACAGGAACACCATAATAATCTTGTTTGACATAGGTCGTTGCCGAAGTAGACGCAATATCTATTTCTGCAACTTCTCTATTAACTCTTCCATTGGCTATACTATCAGGAGCAGTCCATTGACCTTGTCCTGATAATCTTGGAATAAATCTGCGAGGCAATTGTATAGTGCTATTTAAATCAGTTGTTTTATAATATTCAATGACAATATTTGCTACATTATCAGTCTGAACTATTTCTTCGGAAACAATATCTGTTGTTTGTAAATAGGGATAATCTCTAAAATCAAAACCCCAAGTTATGATGCTCGTTGAAATAGGAGTATATTTGATAATCTTTTTTTTTCATTTTCTTTTTCTTTATAATCATCTCCTGAAAACTCGACGGCATATTGTTGTCCCGAACCTCTTTCAGAAACAAAAGAAGAATATAATGAAACTTTATCTCCTCTATCCATACGAATTGTATTATTTAGATCATTCGTCCAAGAAGCATTTGTTTCGCTTGATTTGGTATTGGCTGTTTTTCGGTTACATTCAACGAGAATAGTATCTTGATATTCCATATTGATTATTTACAATATATAAATAAAAGTTTTTCGTTTTTTACACCAATTTGGATCTCATCTAAAAAACTAAAATTAAAAAAAATTAAAAAAAAGAAATTAAGTATTTATAATTGATTATTCAAACTTGTCAAAATAACAGGTATAAAAGTCAGCCATACAACAAATGGCTGTTTCTTTATATTGTAATATCTCGTTTAATAACATACATTGATTTTTTATTTCTTGTGTGTCGGCAAGAACTGGTGAATAAACTCTTTCATCAACCATTGGAACTTGTATTTCACTCTTTTGTAATAAACGAACCCTTTCTAATACTTCTTTTTCATATAATTGTTTTTCAAGTTCTTCAACCCTTTTTTCAAGGGCTTGTGCTTTATAGTATTGTTCGTCAAACTCTTTATTAAGTTTATCGATTACTTCCCACATTGGAATAGCCATATTGTATATACTATATATTGTTGATTTCTTTTTAAATAGTTTTACGGACTTATAAGTATTAATAGATATATGTCTTTGATGACATAAAAAACTTTTTTAGAATCGATATGTGTGTGGTGGATAATTATTTTTTTCAGAGAATATTTTTAAAATTGAAACAACAATTTTATGTCATCAATGAGATATATGGATCTAAAAAAAATTATTATTATTAAAGAACATTATATATTTATCTTCTCCATCTTTGATTCATTGTTTCTATTGTCGCTTTTTCTTGTGCAGTGATGTGAGGCATCAGTGCCTCAATTCTTTCCTGTGGAGTTCCTGTCGTCCCGAAGAAATCTTCTTCGTTTGTGAGCCAATATCTCCACCACCCATCACATTCATTCTTATTATGTCCCATACAGCGACAAAGAGAACAATTTCTTCGTCGCTCATTATATGGAGAATCTTTATGATTAAGATATAAATAATCTCTTAAATTACACAATCTATCGTATAGCCGTGCTTCTTTTTCCTCTCGTGTTTCTCCATTTTCACGATACTGATGTAAAATGACATTCTCAACATAAGGTTCAAAATATCCTCTGCTGTTAAATAATTGTTCGTGTAAAGGAATTAACAGAATAGCGTTATAATCTTCAAGGTATCCGTATAAATGAAGACATCTCCGATCAACCAAGGTGTCGGGAATCTTCCAATCTGTGACCTGTGGTTGTTCTCTCACAACAGGCTGTGGTGCTTGTATAATACGAAAATCAAACATTTGTTGTCTGTCAAGAGGACATTTTAGAGATCTATTTGAATCACAACATCCCTTGTAACAAGTATCACATAATTTATGTTCGTTCCAACAGATAATTATCATATCTTTAATAGAGAACTCATCAAAACATACAGGACATTGATATTGTGTCATTCTTTTAAATAGTTTTCAGTTCTTATAAGTATTAAGGGGTATGT